TTATTTATGGCAACACAAAGAACCGCAGACATACTGCTTGGGGCGTTTCAAGATGAAATGGTCACAAGGAGAAAATTTGATGTAAAAGATTCTAAAGGAGTAGTAAAACTTTCTCTGTACTTTAAGCCGATTACAAGGTTTGCAAGGATAAAAGCGACACAAATGGCTGGTGCTGATGCTGACCCTTTAGTTGTTTCAACTCAACTTCTTTGTCAAATGGCAGAAAAAGAAGATGGGACACTTGCCTTTGATATGTCAGATGCACCTATATTGCAAAGACAGCTTCCAGAAAAAGTATTAAATGATCTTGAGCTTTTCTTGAATGATATTAAGCTTGATATTGATACAGCAAAAAAAGAATAAAAGGGGATAACTGGTTAAGATTTGAGTTTTTCCTAGCAACAGAACTTGGTAAGACAGTGCAAGAACTCAGAATGAATATGACTGAGGCAGAGTTTATATACTGGGCTGCCTACTATGGAGTTAAGGCTGAGGACGAAAAGAAAGCATTGCAACGACAAAAACGCATTTCGGGGTAATATAGAGAAAAGAGTTTTTTGTATTTGTGGCAGAAGCAGTCGTTAGGTTAAGAGTTGATGCCAGCGGTGCAACAAGGGCGTTAAGTGGTGTACAGAATCAGACAAATAAATTACAAAGTTCATTTAATGGCTTAAGAACTGCGATTGCTGCGACTGGTATAACTTTAATAGGTAGGCAAGCAGTTAGAACTTCAGCTAATTTTGACAAACTTAATGTCAGATTAAAACTACTTACAAAAAGCAGCAAAGATTTTGCTAAGTCACAACAGATTGCCACAGATGCACAGAAAGCTTTTGGATTGAGTGCAACTGAAGCTCTTGAAGGTGTAACAGATATTACCGCAAGACTAGCCCCACTTGGTTCAAGTATTGAAGAAATAAGAACTGTATTTTTTGGATTCAATACGGCTGCTAAATTAGCTGGGTCATCTGCTCAAGAATCATCAAACGCATTTAGACAACTAGCACAGGCTCTTGGCTCAGGAAGGCTGGCTGGTGATGAATTTAGAAGCGTATCTGAGCAAGTCCCAACAATTCTTGCACCTATAGCAGAAGAACTTGGCGTGACTATTGGACAGCTGAAGCAGTTAGCTGCTGATGGCAAATTAACCAGTGAAGTCGTGCTTAGGGCTTTAGGAAGAGTAGGAAATGAGGGCAGTGGATTTTTAAAGCAATTACTTGCAAATGACCCTACTCAAGTATTCAAAAACTTTAGCAATGCAACTGAGGATTTATCCAGAGCATTTGGTAAAGAACTAAGGCCAGCAGTTGAATCAGTTACAAAAAATTTAACAGCTTTGATAAATAAAATTGTTGAATTTTCTGGGTCTGATATTGGTAAGACTTCAATCTTAATAACAAAAATAGCTGTTTCTGCAAAGCTTTTAACTGTTGCTGCCACCGCTGCCACCGCTGCTGTTGCAATAATAGTTGGAAAATTAACGTCTATTGGGGCGGCTGCGATTATTGCTAAGGGTGGATTTGGAGCCGTTGCAACTAGCTCTTTGCTGGCTGCAAAAGGAATTGGTGCGGTAACTCTTGCCGCTGGTGCATTAAAAGTTGCTTTGTTGGCCTCTGGTGTTGGGGCTTTTGCTTTAGTTGTCGGTGGTCTAGCGACTGCATTTTTTAAAGCAAAGAGAGAGGCGCAAGAATTTACAGACTTACTTGAGTCAGGTAGTCAAGAAGATGTTACCAAAGCTTTTGAAAAACAAAAAAAAGCTGTTGAAGCTTTAGAAAAACAACTTGAAAGAACAAACAGCAGAAGGGCAGGGCAGATAAGACAAAGATTAGAAGATGAACAGGCAGAATTAAGATTGTTAGAAAACAAATTGAATACTCTTGCTGCTGAGGAAAGAATCACAGAGGAACAAAAAAAACAGAATGAAGAGAAGAAAAAATCAGCAGAGCTTATCAAAAAACAACAAGAAGAAGCAGAAAAACTTAAAGAAAAATTTATGGAAATAGGTATGTCAATAGAACAAGGCGTTGTTCAAAATCTTACAGACGCTGCAATGGGAACAAAAAGTTTAGGTGAAGCAGCAATAAGTGTTTTAAATGATCTTAAAAGAAAGCTTATTGAAGTTGCTATGCAGCAAGCAGTTTCTGGTCTTGGTCAATTTTTAGGAACTGCACTTGGTAGCATATTTGGTGGTGGTATTGGAGGAGGTGGAGGAGGACTTGGCATGACTCAAGGAGCCTCTTTACCAAGTAATCCTGTTGGATTTAGCGGATATTCAAGACCAACAGTGCGGCTTGGAAGGGGAACTGCATTTAGAGCAAATGGTGGGCCAGTATCTGCTGGTGGTAGTTATATCGTTGGAGAAAAAGGCCCAGAAATGTTTACACCATCACGCAGCGGCACAATTATTCCAAACAATGCAATGGGTGGTGTTACAAACAATATCTCAATTGTCGTGGACGCTACAGGCACTGCTGTTGAAGGTAATGACGCAGAGGCAAACCAGTTTGGAGAGCAGCTTGCCGCAGCTATACAGGCTGAGATAATAAATCAAAAACGATCTGGAGGTTTATTAGCATAATGGCAACATTTCCTATAACAAATCCTGTTTATAATACAAGGATTAATGCAAGACCCAAAGTAAATACTTTGAGTTTTGGTGATGGCTTTGAACAACGTTTGACAGAGGGATTAAATCAAAATCCTTTGACTGTTAACTTAACTTTTGAGTTATCTCAAACTGACGCAGATACAGCCATAAGTTTTTTAAATGCAAGAGTAGAAGATGGAGCATCCTTTGATTACACATTGCCTAGTGAAACAAGTTCAAGAAAGTTTGTCTGCACTTCTTTTCCTAGATCAATACCATTTTTAAATAGAGTTACATTGAGTTGTGTATTTAGAGAGGTGTTTGAGGCGTAATGGCAATACCTTTTGCAGAACTTAATAAAATAAATCCAAGTCATATTATTGAACTTTTTGAGCTTGAGCTTACTGTTGGAAAGCATATTGCTACAGGAAATCCACAAAATTTACCTACAACTTACAGATTTCATGCTGGTGCAAACCTTAATTCTTTTGGTGAGGTTGTTTTTCAATCTAATTCTTATCAAAGAGTTGCAGTGAAAGTAGATGGTTTTGAGAGAAAAAGCACAGGTGTTTTGCCAAGACCTACAATAACTTTTTCAAATTTAGGTGGTATTGAACAAAACTCAGCGACAGGACTTTTAATTACAATGAGTGATTTTTTGCAGATAGTAAATCAAGTCACACCACATAATGATTTGATTGATGCAAAAATAACCAGAAAAATGCCATTAGCGTCTGCATTAGATAATGCTAATTTTGCCTCTGGATCTAACCCTTTTGGCACTCCTAGTTCAGACAGATTGCGTGATGAAATTTTTGTTATTGATCGAAAAGCTGTTGAAAATAGACAGATTGTTCAATTTGAACTTACAGCAGCCCATGATTTAGAAAATAGACTTGTTCCACAAAGAGTGGTCACAAGAGACTTATTTCCAGCCGTAGGCACGTTTGTATGATGCAAGAATATAAGTGGGCTACAGATGCTTTTGACCATGCTACAGAGGCATATCCAGAGGAGTGTTGCGGACTTATAGTAAATGTTGATGGTATTGATATTTATTGGAAATGTAAAAACATATCTGGTGCATATAAAGAAAAATCTTTTGTAATTGACCCTTTAGAT